ATATCCTTTATATCATTTCTACCTATACTTGGTATTATATTATGACCTTTGGCTGACTTTCTATAATTAAAGTAATTTAGTGCAATCTCACCAACTTTTTTATTAGGAACTCGTGGCATTTTTCCCTTTAAATATTTAACCACTCTATTAAAATCTCGTGTGGAATTCTTTCTTTCGGTATCATATTTTGGAAATTTTTTATTTAAATCTTTAAATAAAGCTTTAGCAATTCTATCTAACTTACCTTCAGTTACCTTTTCAGGTTTTCCCTTGTGTTTGGTTGATGCGTAATCCTCAACATCCCCCTTGTCCATTGACTTAGCGGCATCCTTAACGGATTTACTCACCTTACTGGCAGGTACATCTCCATCTTGGTATGATTTAACCAAACCCATGAATCGTTGTTGTGCTTTAGATTTTGCTGGCATTTAATTTATTTCCAAGCCTTTTCAAAATCTTTTATAAGATTATCTAATGATTTCTTAACTTTCTTTTCAAATTGACCTAATTTTTTATCTCTACCTTTTAACATTTTACTATTATTTTCCCATCTATCAGTTTCATATTCTACACTATCCGACTCATAAGAACCACCTCTTTTTCTATCTAAGTCTTTACGAAAATTAGCTATATGTTGTTCAACTGCCTTCACATGAGAGTATAAATCTATCCCCTCTTGTAATTTATGTTTATTCATTACATCATTAAATGTAGGTAATGATTCACCAAATTCTCTTTTGAGATATTTACTCTCTTGTATTATATGTTTTAATTTTTTCATTATTTTAGCTCCGTCCAATCTCTTGGGTTTGAATATCGTGATTTATAATACCATTTCTTATCTTTCATATTGTAGATATAGGCGTATTCCTCACCACTATGAAATTTTACAGCGTCTCTATTCTTCCAATTACTCATCATACTTCCCTTTTCACCTCTGTCCCTTCCGTAGAATATTGACTCACCATCTTTCCTATTATCAAAGGAATGGTCTTTTCCACCTTTCATACTTTTATCCAAATATGATATACCTTGTTTTCCAAGTTTTAATAATTGTTTTACTTTAGATGGACTATTGTAAATCTTTTTTAATAGTTTACCAGTATGTTGAGGATAACCATCATAATGTCCGTATGTAGATTGAATTTTTCCATTTCTATCCTCAATACCAATCAACCAACGAGTTCCCTCATTGATAATATTTTGAACTTCTTCTTTAATAATTTCTCTAAGTCTTGATATCTTCATAATAAATTCCTTATCTTCTCGGTCTAAAAGTTGTTAGATTACCAGTATATTTTTCAATCATATCGTGTAATTGGTCTACATATATACCTTTGAGTTTCTTTACGATTTTAAACTGATACTTGTATATCTTTCCGAATGTTAAATTGTATAAATCTTTTCCTCTGTCTAAATCAATAATGATGTGTGATACTCTTTTTGGATTCTTACCGATATGTAAAATTAATCCATCCTTACCAATACCTTTTGATTTCACACCCATTAACATTTCAAATTTTCTTCCACCTAACTGATTCATTATCTCTTGTGCTTGAGACTTGGAAACTCCTTCTTGTATGGATTCTCTGTAAACTATCTTACCATATTTGGATTCTATACCAATCTTATGGTTTCGAAATTTTTTCTTTACATCATCCATTTCTGCTGGAATTTCTTTTAAATTCTTTACAGATACCCGTTTTACTATCTTATTATTTTTACTTACAATAATATCCCAAGGTCCTGCTGTTCCACCTTTACGAACAGCCCTCATCATATTAGAAGTGTAACTTTCATTTACGGATTCTACTCTAAGTTTTCGTATCATCTTTTTCAAATCTTTGTTTTTCTTCATATGATTCCAAACATCTGGTTTGTATTTTTTCATATACAAAAGATAATCTTTTAGTTCTCTATCGGACATCTTTCTTACTTCGGTTATGGAAAAACTATCAAAGAATGATGGATTGTTTACGGCTTCATTTGCCCATAAGGAACTCATTATCTCGGCCTTTTTGGTGGAGTTGGCCCCTTTGTACATCTTTGAAACCATATCGTAATACTTTAATTTTTCTGTGGCGTCTTTTTCGTTATCACCTTTTTTCATCAAAAATTGTTTTATCTTATCTTGTTCAGATTCATTTACAGATTCCAATCCAAACATATCAGCTGCAACTACAAAGTTTGCTGTATCACCTTTTGATTTATCCAAATTGATAATTCTTACTCGTTTTAAATGTTTCTTTAACATTTGAGCTAATTTTTTTGCTTCCTTTTCATCATCCATAAAGTAACTAAAACTACCTGTACCAGTATGCATACTAACAACAGACTTCAATCTTAACGATTTAGAAAGTCTTATCATTATATCTTTCATTCTATCTTGTATAGATTCGTGTACTTCCTTCTTCAAACGACTTTTTTCTGCCCTTCCTCTGTTCTTAGATTGTGATTCAAATCCCACTATCTTACCACCTTTGTGTGAAGCGTCTTTACCATCACCATTTCCATAAGTACCTTTCTTACGATTGTACTTATTTAATTCTGCTCTATACTTTTTAGCCTTAGTAGATGAACCATACTTTGCATATTCTTTTTTATAATCCCTTACCGTTCCACGAGAATCTTTTTTCTTAGTTTCTCCAAGAGCAATAATTTCTTGTTTGACTAAATCAGTAATGTATTCTTTCATTCTTTTATTATAATCATTCAAGGGTTCATCCTCATGTTTCATCCAAACTGGATGTTCTTCACCACTATATGGTCAAGTATGGTGGCCAGGTTTCATTACTTTGTAATCTTTTTAACTTCGGTATAAAAATTATTTAATTCTTCTTCCGATAAGTTCTTTAAATTTTGTTCGTTTACTAAATTTATAATGGATTTGATTTTAGACTCTTGTTCCCTTTCTTCGTTGGTTTGTAGTCTAAACTTTCTCCAAGTTTTATTCATATCACGGATTTCAGTATGTTTCATTATAATTCCCTCTTTACCAATCTTGCATATTTACTAACTTCTGAAGGATCTAATTTTAATGCCACTACAAGACGACCTAAAATTGATAACTTTCTCTTACGATTCAAATTCTTACCTTGAAGTGATGATATAAATTTTTTCATAAATCTATCTACGGTAGCAGGAATCGGAGCTTTGAAAGCTTCTTCATCTTCGTTCATTATACTCTTAATTTCTTGACGAATAACTTTACGAAGAACTTCTTCATTTATTTTTGATTTATTATTCTTAATATAGTTTAGAGCCTCTTTACGAGTTAATTCTTTTCCAGTTCTTGCGGCACGATCTTTCTTTTGTTTATACAATAGTTGTTGATTTTTGTCAGCTCCAAACACATCACTTTGTGTACTAACATCTATACCATAATTTTTCTTTTCACCATCTTCATAAATGTTACCTTGTGCATCTACACCCACCATACTCCCATCTGATTTATCCTTATATTGTATAATGGTTTCACCATTACTTGCTTTTTGTGTACCTTGTACTTCTAATCTATCTGGATCTCTCGAACCACCAATTCTTCTTTGGAGACTATCTCCCATCCGTTTTGTATCTTTATCTTTTTTGATTGGTTTTATTTGAGATGGTTTTTGTTTTGGTTTATCACTTTTTGGTTCATCTTTTTTCTTAGAAGCTGCTTTTGCCTTTTGAGAACCAGGATGTCTTTTAATATATGCTGCTTGTTCTGCTGATGATAAATCACTCCACCAATCTTCTTTGACTAAATTTTTTAATAAATTACTCATTCCTATTCTCCACGAATTATATCGTTAATAATACTTTCAACTTTACAATACTTACCACAGGTTCTACCTTCTGTAATCGGTATTTCATTTCCAACACTTTCTTTCATTGGATATAGGAAAGCTCCATGTGTTGATGGATTTGATACGAAATCAAATGCTATTAATTCGAAATCATCTCCTACTTGTTGTCCATCACCCTCTTGCATAGGTTGAACTGAACCCATACCACGAGAACTGATACCTAACTTTATACCTGCTTTAAATAATTCTGTTAATATATTACCACTTGGTGTTCCCAATACTTCAACCGTACCGACTAAATTCTTACCTTCCCAATGCATTTCGGTAATATTATGAGATACATTTTGTAAATTGACTACTGATGACTCAGGATGGTCTAACTCACCCATAGCTCTTTTTTGTTTAATAAACTGAGAATCATATTTACTGGATTCTCGTGCCAAAATCTCGTGTGGATAAACTCTACCATTTTGATTTTTGGCATCTGACCTTTGTAGAACACCATGAACAACTAAACGACCATTATTTTGTTTAATTGATTCGTTTATCTGTTCTCTTGTTACCTCAAATGGTAAATAATCTACTATTAATTGTTTTGACATCATTTCACTCCTATCTCATAAAATCATATTCTTGATTTTTAAAAATTTCTTCAAATTCCTCAACATAATCTTTTGCCAACTGTTTTCTTTGTCTTTTTGGAAAAACATCTAAGTGATTTCCACCATAAGACCTAACATATCGTTTTGCACCATCATCAATTAAGTACAAAAATGCCTTTTGGGCTAATCTTTGACGATATTGACCTTTTTTCTTCTTTTTTGACAGATTTTTTAATATTGGCATGTATCTTTGTCTGTAAAGACTCGAATCGTTGTCAATATAGAGCTTTAATTCTTTCATTTCTTCTGAAAGACTAGCCTCTGTTAATAAATCTTTGAGTTTTATCACTAACTTTTCCTCATCATGATCTCATGTCTTAAATCTTCAAGTTTTTTAATCCACAAGGTTAACTTTTCAATCATATAGTTTTTATCAACATCTTTCTTCTGTATTTCTGTATGCCATCTTTTTAGCATCGTTGAAATACCAAACAAAGAGTCCATAAAAGACTTTCTGTTCTGTTCGAATGACATAATCTTTAATGTAGCTGACCAACTTTGTTTGCTAGTTTTACTAACCTCTCACCTATTTTACTTAAAGCTTTATGTGTATTCTTCCAATATGACCTTGAGTCAACATTTAACTCATTTTTTAATCTAACATTATATCTGACAAGTCGCTCTAACTCAGTAAGACTATCACGAGTCTCTCTCATTGCCATTCCAATTTTTTGTTTAGGAGACATAGAATCATCATTACGAAAATCATGATATCTACCTTCTTTTCTTAATTTAGGATCTTTTGGTTTAAAATTATCAGTACCAATTGTTGGATCCTCGTGTCCGTCTTGATATCCAGCCTTTTTCTTCTTCTTACCTTTTTTATTACTACCCTTGAATGAATGTGGTGTTTGATATTCACCACCAGCAGTTGCGGTAGAGTTAGCCTCATCGATTTCTTTTTTAATCAGTTCTCTAATGAGGTTACGGAATATATCTTTTTTAGGAAGTGACATTCCTTATCTCCTTAATAAGTTCATAGTACCTCATTAATGCAACTACTTGTTTATCTTTAACAATTCTACCTTTAGAAATAGTTGATGTCTGATTTATTGCCTCAGATAATTTAATTTTTGTAATGTCATCATCCACTTTAGGTAAAATTTTTGTAAGAATTTGTTTTACTTTCTTCACTTCACCATCTATAAATTCTCTTAATGAATTAGTATTAGAAATATTATTTATATATTCCTTTAATAGATTTCTTTGCATAGAATTAAGACTCTTATACTTACCATTAAAGTTTTCAACCATTAACTGATAAGATAATGCCTGTATGTCTTTGTCCTCTTTCTTGAAATCAACAAGACTTTCTGAATCTACTTGAACTTTCTTAACTTTATTACGAGTTATGTGTTCAGTAATACAAAATGAACTATCCACTTCATCTGCTGGGTTGAGAAAATTAACAGTTTCTGCCATAAATAATTTGTAAATTGAAGCATATACTTTATAATTTGGAATTCGTGCCCTAAAAAAGTCTCCTACATTATAATTTTCTTTAATCTCTTTTATAAGATTGTATTTTTCGTTTCGCAGTTTTTTATTTTGTAACTTTTCTCTTGATTTTAATACTACTTGTAATAATTTTTCTGCCTTATGAGATGATTTATAATTTTCCTTTAATAATACCTGATAAAGTTGATTTTCTTTCCCAAGTTCTGAATTCTCATTAAAGAATTTTTTTATTAACTCGACTGATTTAGAGGTTTCACCGCCATTTATCATATCTACGGTAATTTGACGGGATAATAATTCAAATAGTATTCCCGTATTCTTAATCTTCGAGTGTTTTACCCGTTGGCCCATAATTTATGCTCCTAAATTGTATATTTCTTCATCTATAAATATAAAAACTTCTAATAATTCATCATTTAAGTTTCACTTAAAGTCGAATCTACCTCATTTTTATATTCTTGTTCCACATCTGAAGTTTCTGTGATTATTTTTACTTCTTCCTTACTAACTTTACCTAAACTTTTCTTCAACGCATCATAGTGTGCCAATGCTATTCCATATTTTGGACTTCCACTACCACCCTTTCTCTTATCATGACTACCAAGTGGATCTCGGCCTCTGACACTTGAGTCCTTTCCATGTTTAGGACCTTCCTTTGGACGACCACTTCCTGGCCACCCATCGTCTGGCATATCCATTTCTAATTCACGACTCGTTCTTGCTGTTCTTGCTCCTGGTGGTTGTGGTCCTGGAACTCCTGGCATTCCACCCTCTGCTCCACCAGCGTCCATCATTGCTCCTTGAGTTCCGACTGCTTCATTACTTTGAACAGGATCATTACCTTCCATTTCAATCTGTGACCATCTGAATTTTCTCTTTTGGTCTTTAAGTAATCCAAGCCTAACTTCTTGTTTTTCTTCTTCAGTAAATTTAAAAATATTATCGTAAATCCAATCTGTATCTGCTATCTTAGAGTCCATCATAGATTGGGCTAAACTTTGTTTGTTATTCCACAATTCAATCTTTTCTTCCTCGTATATCGTGGATGGATTTTTTAGATTCAATTCAAAATTGACAAGTTCTTCATCTGTATATCCTTGTGAATATAAGTGTACTATTGCAATTTTGTGTAATTCACTAACAATAATCCTCTGTATCCTTTCGATTGTTCTGGCAAATCTGACATCCTCTGCTGCTAATGTTGCTTTACTACCTGCAGCTTCATCATATCCAAGAAACGCCTTTGGAACTTTTAATGCTGCCATTAACTTATTTCTCAAATATTCAATATCATCTACAGCCTCATAAGTTAATCCTGCCAAACTATCTATCTGAGTTCCACTATCTCCACCACGAACAGGTAGGAAAAAATCTTCTGTAAGATTTTGGATATTATATTTTAGATTATACTCACCTGTAGCTTGATCTATAACTGGTGCCTTTTTCATCTTATTGATTATCTTTTGCATAAAGTTTTCAACTTCTGCTGGTGGTATGTTTCCTATATCAATTTTGAATACTCTCTTTTCAGGTGCTCTCATAATACGATGTATTAACATTGCATCTTCCATAAGAGATAATTGTTTCCAAATCTTACGAGCTCCTTCAATCATACCCTTACCATAAGGTAAAAAGTTAGAGTCTGATAATAGTCTAAAGTGGGCTATTTCAAAATTTTCTAATGTCTTTCCTTCTGTCATCCGTGAACTATGTCTATTGTCACCATTTTCAACTATAAATTGTGTAAAGTATGGGTTCTCTGGATCCTCTCCTTCAAGACGAGTTACATCATATGCCGAAAGTGGTACTACATTAGTAACTCCATACTTTTCCTTGATATCTAAAAATAGATAAAAATCTCCGTACTTACACATATTCCTAACCCAAGGCCATAGATTAAATTCTATATTTAAAACATCATAAAACAAATTATGTAGTATATCATGAATGTTTTCATTATCTGAATTAACTTCTAATATTTTACCATATTCATTTTTCATTGTGGATTCATCTGCATATATATCAAGTGCACTTGCTACTATTGCATCATTATCCATTTCCTCGTAATCTCTAAACAACCCAAGTCGTTGTGATTGGAAACTAATTGATTGTGCGTGTCCGTAACCACCTGTTGCCTGAGAAGTATGAAGTCTTGACCACCTATCTATAAGATTGTTTCTTGTTTGTGCTTGTACTTTTCCTGTATCGGCAATCTTTAACCTTCTACCACCTGCATGTCTTACGATTACATTCGTGGAAAAAAGTCTTTGTAGTCTACTTCTTAGATTTGTTTTTGCCATTTTATCCTCTATTATTTAATTAACCAAGTTAGATCTTCTTGTTCATCACCAACTTTCATTGTCCAAGAATCATTCTTATTATCTTGTGGTGTGTAAACTGCTTCATAATCTAACATTTTACTTAGGACTGTTTTTTGTAGGGCAATTCCCTCTGCGTTCAACCTTAGTGCAGTATCTCTTACCCACAATCCAATTGCCAAACTCATTGCAAGGTCATCATTATACCCTTCCATTGCTTCGGCTCTGTTGTTGTTCCATATAAATACAAATAATTCATCAATCAATCTGTCCGAATGAACGATAACAGCCTTCTCTCTGAAATATTCTTCTAATTTTGCAATTACTAATGGTCTTGTTTTCATTGTCATTGAAAAACCAGGAACCATCTGTCTTTCAGAATTTCTATATCGGTTTGTTACTTGTCTTGAAACATCAACATACCTTAAATCTTTACTTGTATAAAATAGGTTTTCGTATTCCCTATCAATTACTTGTTGAATGGCTGCCCAACCAATACTTGAGTTCTCAATAACAAGTAATGCGTTGTTATACTCCATAGCAGTATTCATACATAAATTACCAAAATCTTTTGTGGACATCTTTCCTTTATATTCTGCAACTTGTTCCATACTCTCTATTTCTATTACATGAAATGCAGAAAAGTCGGCTCCATCTCCACGAGCAACATCAGCTGCCACTACATAACTTTTTGTATAATCTGGCTGTCTAAATATCCACAAGTTACTATCAATTCCTCGTTTCTCAACTGCTTCTTCAATATGTGTCTTTTTATATTCTTCAAGAATTCGTGCGTCAATAACACCTTGACCAGAAGTGATGAAGTCACAATCACATTC